AGATGTTTCCCGTCGGTCGCCATCGTTGGCAACGTCTCTGTATATATGACTGGCATTGTAATCAATAGGCTAGCCGTGAAGGGGTCGGACATAAGCAACCGGACCTTAGCTCGGCTAACCCTATCTTGTATCGTCTGAGGGGCAACTACACGCCCGTCGTTTAACTGCTGTACTAAACTACTCATTAGTTCACCTCGTTAGTTGGGCCAAAGAATCCTACCATCTTATCGGCAATATCACTGGCTTCAGATTGCACCGTCTTAACAATGGCGGCGTTAGCTGGTTGCTTAAAGGTTGCAATGTCATGTTTTAGAATGTCACTTGCTTTGATTTCATTAATTAACCCGTCAAGCGTAGGGTCGTTGGTAATGTTCAGGTCTGGCAACACCTCGACCAAGTCGGCAAGCCTAGTTAACATTGAATCGAATAGCTTGCGGCTTGGCTCGTTTTTCCATTTGCCGCCAGCCTTGCGTACTCGCTCGACCGTGTAACCGTCGAGAGCGTCGGCAATCTTTTTAACTTTCTCGTGTAATTTGAAAAACGAATCTTGCATCGCGTTCTCTACCATCGCCTTGTTCGTTTTTTCAATGTCGGCCTTGATGGTTTCGATTTCAGAGTCGACAAGGTCGGCAATAAAATTGCCACCCGATGGTACTGGGGTGATTAGTCGCTTGAACGAATAGCGGTCTTGAATGCTATCGATAAAAGAATAATCCGATTCCTTGAACATGCCGTTCAAATCTATCCGGGCGCGTTCTTTTAATTGTGGAATCTCTTTGATCAATTCAGCAACCGACAGATCAAATTTAATTTTATGTTCATCCATTGCTTGGCAATATTTATCGTACATCGTGACCGGCAACATCCGAGTCTTGCCAAATGGTGACGACAATGTGAGTCGCATGTGAGTCTCTCGTGAGCTACGTGCTATCTTTTGGGGGCCGTCGGTGTCCTTAGGGTCGAACACATGTTTAACTAACTTGCTAGCCCTATTTGATGTCCCGTGTTCCTTATTAACTTTGTTGCTTATCGTGATGTCCTTGCGTTCGAAACCACAACAGGAAATATTTAGTTCAACTAACATCACATGTGATTGTAAAATATTTGTGCCAGTCGTTGGCGGTGTTAGTGCGGTAGTGTTTTGTAAATTTGTCATGATGTTTTATTCTCCCGAATAAAAAGAAATTACACGGCCCCGTTATTGAGACCGTGCTGATAGTGTTAGTCGTCGCCGTGAAGTAATGCGGCAACCTTAATAAATAAGTCTGTCAATTTTGGTGACGTGATTTTTTTCTCAGGTGTTTCTTTATTCCGCCTGTTTATTTGTTGGATAGCTACACCAAGAAATTCTTGGTTAGTCTCACCGATGCGCTCCAGCCAAGTCGCCAGTGCATCGCCTTGCTTACTTGATGCGAAGGCAATGCAGGAACCGACCTGCGCGTGTAACACGTCAAGCTTCTCAGAAATAGCAACGCCTGACGGGTCCGCTAAAATCTCCGCAGGTGATTGCAGGTCTTGATACATTTTTAGGAACCCGGTGAAGGCGGCACCTTCCTTGGTTCCGATTCTGCCATCAATTAATTTTGATTGAACCACGGTATTAAGTTTGGCTTTAATGATATTGCTAACGGCCTCATAGCCCCTTGGCGTTGCGTATGGTCGGCCGTCTTGCTCGCCGACGTTGTGCAAACTTACCGGGCTAAAATTTAAAAAGGCTATCACTTCAGGGGCAACGCTAGTCCTTTGAAAATAATCCAGCGTGGCTTTATGTTCAACGTCTACTTCAACGATAACGAATCTGTTGATAGCTTGTTGGGGCCATTTCTTGACGTTGGCCTTATCTTCTTTTCTGTTGCCGTTGGCAACGATCAAACAATTCTCAGGCAATGGACACCCGGCAACCTTTCGATCGTGTACAACCTGCATAAAGTTGCCAACCACGTCTTGGTCGCAACTCATTACTTCCTCAAATAAAGCGATTGTATTTTTACCGGCGGCGGCGGCGGCTTCAAGTTCGGTGAACCAACGTGGTTTTAGTTGGGCCATTTCATTGCCGACTTGGGTTGTCCACCCGGTCACTTCACTGGGTAAAAAATTGGACAGGTTAATAGTGACAACGTGATCACCGTCTTCTTTGGCAACCTGTACCGGTATTTGTGATTTACCAACGCCGACAGGCCCCAGAATTAGCAAGGCTTGTTTTTGGTTCGCCGGGACTGGCTCGTTTACAATTTTGAGTGAACGAATAACGTCAGGCAAAATTGCGAGAGAAACGATATTTTTTTCAGTAACGTTAATTGATGTATTCATGATGTAAATATTCCCATTTAAAAATGATTGAAATTAAAGATGGTCGAACGTGCCGCTGGGTAGCAACAAGGTCGCACGGCGAAAGATTATTCGCGCCTTGTCGTTGTCTTGAAAATGTTCATTGATTTACTCCGATTAAAATTGTGCGGGATATTCACCCGCCGGGACCCCCCTGCAATCATGGCGCAGTGTTCCTCTGGAATTATCGATCTAGCCCTTGACGGTTGCTAGCTTTCGACCGGGTGGGGAAGTTCCGGATTGCGGAGGGTCAAACATTCTGTTTTGGACCCGGCCCCTTGGGAAGTCCTATGCTCCCCTGTCGGTTGCTCTTGAATGCCGCCGACACCCCCCTTCTCGGGGATGGAGTGCTACCTGTCAAGCCCTTTATTCTGAATAGAGAAGAGAAAGGGCAGGAAACAGCCAAATTTAATTTGCACTCTATTACTAAACGAGCGGCAACCGTAAATTATTGAACATTTTTAGGGGTGAAATAAGAATCGTTTTTTGCTCGTTTTTGGATTCCTTATATCAACCCTGTATTGATTGCGATCAATGACTTAGCAGATTTTCGGGGTCAACAGGGTGCAACGCTGTCATGCACTTTGGGACCGCTCCCTATCAACTCGACCGCCGCCGGGACCAGCAAAATGTATTTTGTCATACAGCGCATATGCACTATGCTAAGGGGGAACAACACAACAAGGATTGAATACAATGACAGATACAAAGGACACTAAACATTTGGTTCTAGTCGACGGCTCGACCATTGCACAACGGGATAGGAAGCTAACCAATAAGCAATCGGGTTTTATTCGTTCACTAATGGGCAAGGATTCGGATGGGAAACCTTTGTCCTTATCGGATGCGTACCGGGCAAATTATGACACCCGGAACATGACAGCCAAGACGGTTCATGAAAAGAGTAGCTTGCTGGCTAGTCAGGACAAGATCCGGGCAAGGCTGTCGGCACTAAGGCAACAGCAGGACAGCGATTCACTGCGCGTCGCAGACAAACGAATAGACTTTGTCGTGGAGCGGCTCACACTAGAAGCCCTTGGACGTGGTGAGGACAGCAACCCAGCAAGCCGGGTGCGCGCCCTCGAACTTATCGCCAAGCTATCGCTAGAAGGCGGGTCACTATTCCAAGAGCGTATCAGTATTGACGACCAACGCGATGCGGACTCCATACGTGGCGAGCTAGAAGCAAAGCTTGCTACCCTACTGGCAGGGAACAGTTCAGAATAAGACCACCCCCCCTCCCGGTTGTGGCGGAGCGGTCCCGGCTAGCTATCCCCCGGCTGTCACTTGTCCGAATTGATACGGCGTTATCCTGATTAATTAGGCTAGCGACTCGACTCAACGACTCGCTTGAATTGATCGACCGATTAACCGCCCCCAATCCTGCACGGTCACCCCCTGCACCCCCACCGGGGGGGACCCCCCCTGAGCCTGAGCGGGTCCCCGCCCAGCCACTACAGGCAGTTTCGCTCAGTTGATACCCCTATTTTCATCTATAGCCTTCTTCTCTGTGCGTCACACTTGACACCCCTACCCCCTTATGATATTCTCTAAGAGGAAGAGGGAAGTACACCGTACCCCCCTTAAATTAACGCTTGACAGAGGAGGCTCCATGCGCCACTTATTTATAATCCTGTTTGCCTGTACCTATCTTGTACCTAGTACCCTATTATCTAAAGATACTAGTCTTAAACTTGTACCAGAAGAGGTACCTAAGGTACATAAGGTACCTAGTGCTCCCCTTAAAAACTTTAAAGATCTTGGTTCCGGTATGGAATATATCAGCATTGATTGTAATGTCAGTGCCGGGATGCTTTCCAACCTGAAAGGTTTTAAGCCTCTATGGTGGGGGGTGAATGAGACACAGGGTCTTCTTACACTTCATTTGAATAAAGGTTCTGGCAACTGGGTTATGATGGCGACGTTCCCTAATAATAAAAATTGTATCGTCAGTACCGGGATGCAACAGCAGATAGTGTCAGAGGAAGCGGGCAAGCCGGGGATAGTTCATTGAAGAAGTCCGTTGAGGATGTGATTGAAGAGCGCCATATCACCCACGGTGATTTTGAGGAGACCTTCTCCACAGCATGTAGGTTGCTGGAGGCGCTGACAGGTAACAGTCTGAAACCGCACGAGTTCGCCCTTGTTAATATTATTCACAAGATCGCGCGAATCAAATGTGGCGGGTATCA